CTCAGATGCGTTTTCGAAAATATTTCTGCCAGGGTTACCCTTCGCAGGGACCTGACAGTTTATATGAGAAACCGCTGAGTGTTGGCCAGACCGAGGTCTGCCTCCTTTCCACAGTGAGAGGTTCAACTCCAGTGACGCTAGAGTCAAACTTGACTATGGGGTATCTTCCAATACCGGAGGAACACCCAGGTTAGGTAGCTTTAGTTGTCCGGAGGTGTCCCGAGTGTGCTCGATACAGATCCACCCATTGCGCCTTAACGCGGAAATCGGTTTTATCCGACATCCGCGTATACAGCGCTTTAGGCAGGGGTAAAGAGCCCAGTTCGTCTGCTACCTCACGGTACAGATCCACTAGTTCCTGAATAGCTGGCCAGTCACGACCAACTACCGAGAATTCCTCGAGTTTGGTTCTTAGATCCCGCAGCTTTATAACTGTGTCCAAGAAGGCTTCCCTGAAGACCGTCTCTTTGATACTGTCCAGGACGCTGTTTGAGAGTCGACGTGAGTCGAGATCCCAAGAGCTATCCTGTAGGTCCTTAAAGACGGTCCGAGGTACAACCTCCTTGGTCATGCCATAATGCTGCCGATCTCTGTAAACTGTCACCAGTTTCTTGATCTCTGTTACCAGAGGATCAAGTAAATCTATCCGGTCCATGAGTGCTTTACGCTCATCCTCCAGAATCGACTCACAGAGAGCCTGAACCTTGGCTGGCGTTGACTTGTAGTGGCTTCCGCACCCTTTACGGGTAAAGAAGTCTTCCAAGCTAACGAAACCAGGGCCCATGGGAGAATACCAAGCGATCATGTAATTGTCAATCCGTGACGGTTGCTTTGTGAAGGCAACCGACATGGATCCTTTTGCTCTGTATCCGTAGCCTAGCACAGATAGCATCTGTGAAAGGGTTAACCCGTGTTTGCGAGCGAATTCCAGGATCACCGAAAGTGATTTCGATGACGCCCAGTACTCAGCAAGCGGGACTCCGCTAGCGTCCCCGACGGATGTCAGGAAACGCTTAGCGAATTCCAACGCGAGTCCACGGAGAGAGATCAAGGATTTATGAATCCCGATTTCCACTCCAAGAGCGTCCATCAGGAGTTCATAATGCTTAGCTACACGACCATTTGCTATCACTATGTCGTCACCTAAGACGGCATAGTCTAGGAACCATTTCCCTCCTAAGGTGATTACACCTGCTTGAAGAGCGGCCCACTGAACGATTGCGTGGTGGGTCAAGGCAAGCATGGCCCAGGAAGAAAGAGCTCCCATAGGTTGTCCTGTCGCGTACCGCAGCGGAACCTGAGTTTCACCCAGGCTCTTATGCAGTGCGAGATAGTCCCGACCTACTAGGAGAGTTCCCCATACTTCAGCAGCCCAAGATCCGAGGACCGGGCTGAGAAGTACTTTCTGGATCGATAGGGGCAAACGATCAGTAGCCGCAGAGAGATCGAAAGAATAGTACGGCCCTTTCGGGCACGTCTTCATCAATCGTCTAACCGGGGCTAACTGGTCGAATGTCCCATCTGTCGGAATGCGCTCCAGTACGCTGAAGATCGCTTTGTGAAGCGGATCAAACAGCCACTGTGAGAAGCAGTCCACCATGGCGAATACTCGCACCTTGCCTGCCGGCTCATCCTTAAACCCTAATCTTCCTAAACTTCCCAACTCAGCGATAACACCACTATTCGTGGCGAAATCGAGAGCCGGAGAAGTCTTTGGGTTAGACCAAAGTTCAAGCCGATTAATCAACCATATGTTCTTAGTCATCTTACACCAATCCCGAAGGAAAGG